TTGGAAACCTTGTCCGAACCGATCAGCGACTGGAACGGGGTCTTGGTCGGGGAGATGTTGCTGATAACGTCCGAAACGTCTTCCTTCTTGCCTACTTGATCATAGGTCTTGAAATGTGCGGTAGTCATTTAATGCTTTCCTAATATTGAATTGATTTGGTTTATTCGTCGGATGCCCAACGGGACAGGAACAGGTTCGCTACGTCATCCGTGCCGCCGCCATTGCTGCGCACACGCTGCTGGGCCTTGGCGACCCGTTCGTTCTTGGTATCCGCTGTGGTAACGGCATTGGTGGACTTGATGACTTTCTTGGGAGCGATCACCTTCTTCTTGGTGGCAATCTTCTTCGATTCATCGTACAGACGCGCCTTGTGAAGCAGCTTGATTGCCACAGGGTCAACCATGTTGTTCACAACCTCTGCATCCATGCCGTTGGTGATGGCATAGTCCCGGATCGAGTCGTACAGTTGTGACGACCAGTTCGGGATGTCTTGCTTCAGGACCTTCACGGCTTCCTTCGCCGCTTCCTGGAGCATCCTTTGCTTGTTTTGTTCTGCCTTGGCGATAAAGCCTTTGGCTTCTTCAGAAATGAAACGGAAATCCTCGTAAGCCGCTTGTGCTTCCTTGCGCAACGCTGCGAACGTATCGGCATCCAACGACTTGCTTGCCACCAGCATGTCAATCTCGGCATAGGGCTTGTAACGCTCTTCCGCCTTCTTGTACATCCGGTCCAGCACTGCAGCCAGTTCGACACCCGCACCTTCGACTTCCTTGCGCTTGGTCGCGACTTCCTGGCTCTTCCGTGTGAGAGCTGCTTCCTGACCATAGAGACGCTTGAGATCCTTGACAGATACCTCCAACTCCTGATCGTCCACCTTGAGCTTGACTACCGCATCGTCTTCCAGGACCTTCTTGGCATCCTTGGATTCCTTTGCATCGTCTTTGTCCTCTTCGGTGTCCTCGGAGTCTTCCTGAGGGTCTTCCTCGGATTCTTCAGATTCCTCTACAGCATCTTCAGCTTCGTCCTCGTCCTGTTCTCCTTGCTCAGGCTCGTCAGACTCTTGTTCTTCTTCTTCGATTTCCGCAGAAGCTTGGGATGAACTTTCGTTGTCCTCATCACTCCAGTTACTTAGGAAAGCATCAGCAGCATCGTCCTCCGTGTGGAGAATCGGGGAAGCTGATTGGGTGTTGCTATTGGTTGCCACGCCGTTAGGGGTAGTAGCTTGGGTACTCATTAATTGTTAATCCTCGTATGCCTCTTCCTCTTGGGAAGAGTTGGCTATGATTTGGTCACGCACAGCGACCCATTGATTCAGCACTCCAATGAGATCCTGCAGACCTCTGGCTTGGAAATAGCAGGATTCCCGCGTTTCCTTTTGCAGAGGATCGGTATTGAAGGAGGTCTGGATGTAGTGCTGGGTCAGTTCGTTGGCGACCAGTTGAAAGGTTTCTTGGGTAAGCAAGGCTTCCGCTAGGTTGCCTCGCTGGATGTATTGTTCGTTAGTCATTAACTGTTAGGAGAGACAATCGCAGTACGATCCACAGCCGGGGTCTCCTTAGCCATCTGGAGTTCTTCTGCTGCAATTGCTGCCTTGCTGGTGGAATCGAACTCACGGATATCGAGTTCACGGTCCTTGACCATCTTCTCAAGCTGTGCTGACATCTGTTCGATCTGGACGCGCATACGCTCGACTTCGGCATGGGTTGTAGCCTTGTCTGCCTGGGCCTTTGCGATGACTTCCTGCGTCTTGACATGACGCTCTTCGAGTTCCATTTTCTTCAGGAGCATCGGGTCAGGCTTCTGCGGCCCAAGTTGATCAGGGGAAGTGAGGTAGGCAGCGATGTTCTTGTGCCCTGCAGACTTGAAGATATCCTTGTACATCTGGAAGCGGTTCTGCTCCGTGTACATGCGTTTGGCTGCTTCGTCCTGTGACAGCATGGCATGGAGACCCATCAACTTCTGGGCTTCCTTCTCCTGTTCGCCATAGCCGAGCTTCAGTTGTACCGTGCAAGTGGTACGCTCTGCCCAGACGGTAGGATCAATCCGCTTGAACTGACCCGCCACTTCGATGATCTTTTCACCCTTCTCATGGGCCATCGCAAGACGGATGACTTCCAGATACAAAGGCTTGATGAACTGATTGGCGAAGTTGCGGGCAATGATCTTCTCGCGTTGCTGCGACAGGGAGACCAAATCATTGACCATGCCTTGCGAGTTCTGCTTGGAGACTGCATCTTTGTTGAGACCCTGGGATAGCTTGGAGACACCTGTCGCTTCTTCCTTATCCTCGTCCAGTAATTGAATGGTCTGGAACACGAACGGGTTCAAGCCAGCCTGCGGGAACGGCAGGATGCCATCTGGACGGGTCACGTTGACCAAGCCACCGATGCGGTTCTCGATCATTTCCTTGGGATTCGTGACACTGCCCTTGACCACCATGTAGCGGGGGTTGTTGGTAATCAGTGTATGGTCCAGGATGCCACGGACCAAGACAGTCCTTGCATTCTGTGTCGGGATCACGCGGGCAGCGTAGTTGCTTCCATAGAAGCTGTGCGGCATCGGGATCGGGCAGAAGTGGATGAACGGTTTCTTGTCTACCTTTTCGGTATCCAGAATCACGTTACCTGCCTTGGTGACCTTGTACAGGCAAGTCTTGCCAGAGCCTTCCATGTCCAGATGCAGGTAGCATTCATAAACCATCACATAGCGGGACTGCTCTTGCACTTCACCATCCATGCCGATGGTGGAATCCGTGACATCGCTATAACGTGCCTGGACCTCAGGATCCTTGTCTAACGCTTCGCCATCCTCAGTGGTGATCTTCGCCACCTTCTTGGGGTCATAGCCTTCCTTCAGCAAGTCCGAGAAGGTCTTCTTGGTGCCGTGGGCAACGAAGGGGGCTGAAGGGATATCCTTGGATGTCGAGGTAATGAAGAACTCGTTGGGAGCGATGGGATCAACGCGGACTTGGGACTTGGAGACGGTACGCACCAGTTCGCCATCGTAGAGACCGGGGACTTCTCCCTCTTCAGCACGGATTTCCTTGATGTCGTCATGGGCCAGCAGCAGGTCCAGTTCATCCTGGGTGAGGTTGGAGAACTCTTCCTCGACTTCCTCGATGCATTCTTCCCAATAGACCTTGGCGACCCCTACGCGGGCCATCAGACCGTCCTGGATGACCTCGGAGAAAATCTTGTAGCTATCGTTCTGCCGATGGATGATGTAGTCGGCATACTCGGTCTGTTCGCGGCATTGCTCAACATCATCCTCGCCTTGCGGATCAAAGGCGACGATATCGTTACCGGCAGCAAAGGTTTCGAGAAGTACGGCTTTGAGAGACTCTACAGAATCGAACACATCCATAGAGACGTACTTGCTATTTCCTTCGTGCTGCGGCTTGGGGAGTTTCGCATTGTAGTAGTCGATGACGTTTTGACGTTCTTTCGACAGTTTGGAATTGTTGTAGTTGACGCTGGATTTGATCTGCTGTTCCAGTATCGCGGCCAACTCATCCTTGCCCAAAGGCTTGAAGCGTTTTGTCGCCATGGTTAAATAGTCTCGATGTAATAATCGTCCGTTACCTCCACAGGAGTGAACCGACCTTCATGAATAAAGTTTGCAATTGCTAGGGACATCACACAGTCATCAAAGCAACCCTTCTCAGCTTCCATCTTCCCTTCTTCGGTGACCACGTAGGTCAGCATTTCCCGGAGAGTGGTCTTGTCGTTGAGGGTGATGTCTTTTTCGCGCTGTGCTGCCCTGAGCTTGTCGATAATGAGTGGCTTGGTTTTGACTGTGGTGCGGAATCCGAACTGCTGTGACTCTTGCTCGGTGAGCTTGTCAACAGTCGTGTCATAGTAGAGATTGGGATAGGCGAAATCCTTCCCAAGCCTGGTACAGGTGAGGATGCCGTGATTGTTTGATTCCACCGCTATCCTGGCCGTGTTGAAGAAGTAGCCTAGATGGTTGAGGACGGTAGCGAAGTAGTCAGGGTGAACCTGGGAGCGGTAGACGCCGACCTGTTCCTTCTTGGAGTCCAGGATCTGCGCAACGCTCCAGTCACCTCCTCGGACACCCATGGCAACGTCTGCGCCAATCGTGTAGGACTCAGCAGGGTCGTGGTGTCGGTACAGCATCAACTCACCACGCACATGCTCAACCCACTCCTCGCCTTCCAGGGCAAGCTTCGCCACGATGGGAGGAGTCTTTTCGATGCGGTCTGCGATTTGCTGGGAGTTGAATACGGGACGCCCGGATGTGAGGAACGCTTCATCAGCGCAGCAAGGGTATTCCTGCTGGAACATCTCTAACCCGTTTACTGCGATCTTCCTTCTACGGAACATCAACTGTTCATCATCCAGCCCATACTTCTTAACCAGATCCTCTTCATCAGGGGTGCGCTGGAAGTTCTTAGGGACAGGTTCCCGGTATTCCTGTTGGATGAACCAAGGAATAAAGATCGGTTCAAATTCGGACTTGCCTTCGACTGCCTGGGTCCAGATATGATGAAAAGGATTCGCTACACCGTTGGCTGTGGATTCCACGAAGACCATGGTGCCGCGACTGTTGGGGATCGCCTGCATCAGGCCGTTGATGTTTTCCTTGGCGGTCGCAGGGGGGTAGAACGCTGCCTCGGAGAGATGCGCCAACTGCAGCGTCTCGCCACGGCCTACACCTTCGCCGCCGGCTGTTGCCACCATGTAGGAGGAGTCCAGCTTGTCGAACGTGAGTTCCTTGCGGGAACTGTACTTGGTATGGGGTTTGAGGATTTCAGGGCAGGAATCGTGATAACGTTTCACCATGTCAAAGAGAGCCTTGGTGCTCTCCGATTGGTGCGTCATCACGATAGCCTTGTTCGCCTTGTGCTGGCTGGTCCACCAATAGATGATGGCTTCGATGACGGTTGACAGCCCCTGCTGGCGTCCCTTGAGGACAACTGCGCGGATCTTCCCGTTCGTGGTGAGCTGGTGCATCACCTTGTCTACGAAGATCCGTTGGGCTTCGTTGAGGACCAGGGGACGGATATCGCCTTCCTTGGTCCGGATCTTCAATGCATGTTTCGCGTAGAACTCGAAGTCTTCCAGCAGCCGCTTTCTTACTTCGCGCTGCGCATCACTCATTCTTTGTTCAGACCTACCTCGGCAGCGATCTCATCCAGGAACGACTCAGCGGTCTTCACGTTCACCGTGGTTTCACTAGCAGGCTTCGCCATCGTCCATTCAAGGACCGTCTTAGCCGCAGCCAACTTATCTTTCACGTTAATATCCTCGCGCCGCATAATCTCGACGGAAGTCTCTATCGCTTCTTTAGCGAACTCTTGCTTTGGTATCTCTAAACCTTTGGTCATGATTAAATGTTCTACGATGATTTTGGCTTCGGCTTTCGCCTTCTTCTTGAGCTTGTCACGCTCAAACTTGGTATATCCCTGGGTTGACCCAGCCGGTCTGCCGATATTCGATGCGAACCGTTTGTCGGTCCAGAGTTTCCACAGAGCCCTACCTTCTTCAGTGAGCTGCATCCTTACGAACAGGTTTTTTGCTGGGTCCTTTGTCCCCTTCCACAGCTGCTTTTCTCGGACTTTTCCCTTGGCTCTGGGCTTCCTCGGTTTCTTCTCTGGCTTTACTTCGTCTGTCATTCTCTTGTTCTTCCATTTGCTTTAATCGTTCTTTTATGGCTGCAGTGACAGCCTCAAGAGTGGATTTGCTTTGATGGTCACATTGCAGTGGGGAGGGCAGGGATCTCAAGACCTCCTGCCCAATCTCCAGCTTCATTTGATTGGTGAGCCCCTGGTCGTCCATCACATTGCGGAAGGTGACCAGGAGGTTGTAGATTTCTAATGGCTTCAATTAATGGGTTCTTTCTTGCCGAACTTGGTCAGGGGTTCCACATAGACCTTGAGATACTGGAGGATCTTGTCGTCCTTTTCATTCCTCATTGCCCTGTCTAGGAGCCTTGCCTTCTCTCTGGGGTCTTTCGTTTGTGCGACCTCATTGACAAGACTTTTCAGCGCGTCAGTGGGTGCCTTCTCATAGGCTAGGTCTGTAGTGCGCTTGGCAGTCCTTACCGTCTTCTCATAGGAGATTTGGTTGCGGATGCCGCTGTCTGCAGTCTGGGCCATGTCCAGGATTCCCTTGGATGCCGAGGGTTGCTTCATGGACTTCAGACGGTCCTGGAGTGCATAGAACGCTTCATCCGGGATGGTTGTGGTCCTGTCGTGGACCGCATCGATGATCGGCTTGAGTTTGGGATTGGAAGCCGCCAAGGTATCCAATGCGGTGTGGAGTTCAGCAGGGTTCATGCCTGTGTACTGCGACATGACATTGAACTTGTTGGACCGTGGGATGACACCGGCTGCGGTATTGTCGGCATGGAGAGCTGCCGAGGCTTCCCTGAGAGGGGAGACCGCAGCCTGTTGCCTTGCTGCTGCTGCGTCGGCTAATCGCTTCTGTGCGTGCTGCTGGTTTGCATTGGCAAGCAGGGAATCTCTAGCTTGGGATGCCTGCGCACCCTTCGCTGCCAACTGCTGCTGTGCGATTTCCTCGGCACGTTGCGCCTGTACACTGCCCAACCTCTCTGCCTTGTACTGCTGCAGTCGTTTGGCAATATCCATTTCCCGCTTCAGTGCCAACTTCTCGACATTCCCTGTTTTGGCAGGCTTGGCACCTTGCGCAGCCACGGCATTAGCTACGAGGTCATCAAGCGTCTTGCCTGCCGTGGATGCCTGAGACTGTCCCAGCTTTGCCAAGACACCATCAGCAGCCTTCACATTTCCTGATTTCAGCAAACCATCTACGGTCTGCTTGCGGGAGACGTTTTGACCGATCATGCCCCTAAGAGCAATGTTCATTGGTCGTGGCATCGGTATCCAGTCCACGGCTGTCCTTGCTGCCTTGACTAGGCCACCATTGGCTTCCTGTTCGGCTGTCAGACTGCGCACACGCTGCGCACGAGCAATGACATCAGCCACTGCATTTCCTGCATCGGTAGTCCGCAAAGCCTGGAGCGCTTCGTCATCCACAGCCTTCCAGCCATCCAAGGCACTCCTGAGAGTCTTTGGATCTGCGCCCTGCGCTGCCAGATTCTTGCCACCGATCTGCGCCAACGCTTGCTTGGCTTCATCGATAGGGGCCTGCGCCACCTTGTTCAACTGTTCGGCACGTACTGGCTGTCCACGGAAGTTCGGGTTGGCTTTGATTCCTTCCAGTTGCTGGACAATCTCTGCATCGATCTTGGCACCTTCCTCGGAGCCCGAACGTTTGATGAAATTGTCCAAGGCTGTCTTGCCTGTCAGCCTGTCGGTGATCTTGCCAAGGGCTGCACCACCAGCGAGACCTAGAGCAGAATACCCTGCGAGTTCTCCAGCGTTGTAGCCATCCTGCCCCTCCGCATTGATCTTTGCAGTCTGCTGAATCGCGTTATTGACGCCTGCATAGACTGCGCCTTCGGTTCCTACCTTGGCTGCGGTACTGGATGCAACCCGCTTAACGAGGGATTTTTCCAGCGCAGACTTGAGAGCTTCCTTCGCGGTGTACTGTCCCACCTTACCTGCTACCTTACCTGCTCCAAGACCAAGGTAAGTCGTCGGATCGGTCAGGATCGACTTCGCCACGTTTCCGTACACATCCGTAATGGAGGTGTCGTCATATGCCTTCATGGAATCCAGCAATGCCTTCTTGCCTTCCGGGGAGTAGTCTCTGGCCTTGAGAGCCTGTTGCCCACCAAGAAGCAGGTTATTGTTCAGGTCGGACATCTCCTGCTTGAGCCAAGCTTCTGCTGCGGCGTCGTCTCCCTGGAACTCCTTGCCATTCTTTTCTTTGTAGATGGTCTTGGCATTCTGAGACCAGTTGAAGGCCTTGGGAGCCTCTGCAGGAGCAGGGGCAACCGTAGCAGGTGCCGCTGGTGCCTGAGTACGTTGTAACCCCTTGACTGCGTTCTGGATCTCCTGAACCGCCTCTTGATCCCCGGCAACCTGTGCTTTCTTCAAGGCTTCCCCGAACTTCCCCTGGATCAGTCCACCGATCTCTTGCGCCGCTTCCTTGTCGCCAGCAGCCACAGCTTTCTGGTAGCCACCCATGAGAGTAGGAATATCAAGGGAAGGGGACTGAGGTTGGTTAGGCTGTGGTTCTGCTGTCTGAGGCTGCCCTAGTGTTTGATTCTGCTCTGCAATCATCGCTGCCCTGTTCATGATCTTGGGGACGTAATCCCTGGTCTCCGCAGGGAGCTTGTTGTAATCGAAGTTGACCTGTTGCAGTCTGCCTGCTCCTGCGTTGTAGGCAGCAAGCCCGCCTGCAACACCAAACTTGTCAATCTGTTGTTTGAGATACCGGACACCACCATCGATGTTCTGAAGGGGATCTTTGGGGTCCACCCCCAGCTCTTTGGCAGTGTCAGGCATCAGTTGCATCACCCCATAAGCCTTCTTCTTCGATTCAGCGTTCGGATTACCTCCAGATTCCTGGATCACCGTGGCTTCTACGAGGTTGGGATCTAGCCCGTATTTTTCCGCTGTGTTCCTAGCGAGTTGTCGATAATCCATCTTTCACCTTAACTGAAATATTTAGCTGCCTTGGGGGAGAGTCCTGGGACGTTGAGGGTTGGTTTGTCGGTCGTTGGTGTCTGATTCGGAGCAACAGGAGCCTGAGCTGGTGCAGGAACCCCCACGCCTCTAGATTCCACACGCGCCTTAGCAGCGGTGCCCTCGACCGCAGCCCTGTCCAGAGTCGGGATAAGTTGCTGCTCAATCCATTCCAGCCACTTCTGCGTAGGTGCATCCTTTGGTGGCTTGGTCTTGTCCAGATACAGGATGTCCTTATCAGACGTTGCGCCCTTAAGGAACTGAGCATCCTTGAGAGATGTGCTGTTGCGCAGTGACTCCAAAGTGGTCCTAAGACCATAATCCTTGGTGCCCGCTACTCTGCCAAAGGTCTCATCTCGGGCGAGGCCGAGTATTGGCAACCCGAGTGCCTCGTTACCACGCCCTTTCAACCAAGTAGCCAGTTCCTGCGCTTGTCCTCGTTGATATTGGTTGACGACAGGATCGAAGGAATCTGCCTTTTCCATGTCGTTCTTGTTCTTATCGCGGTCAATCTGGTTTTGGTTCTGAACCAGACCGCTAATAATGGCGCGATTGACTCCCGCCTCTGCCGCTTTCTCCGCCTTGGTTTCAAGGAACTTCTGCACATCCTTGTTTGGAACGACCTGTTGACGACCGTCTGCCGTGACCACTAGGGAGAATGCGCCATCCGCAAGCGGGACCACCTTCGGCTGATTCAATTTCTGTTCCGCCAGCGCGTCCTTCTGCGACCTGTCGTATTCGGTGCCGAATGCCGAGAGACCGTGGGACAGCCCCTCACGGAAGTTCCGACCACCGAGCATGGCCGCGCCTCCTTGGAGCAGACCGTCATAGATTGAGTTGGCATCCTTGCGTCCTGGGATCGACTCCAGAATCCCTCTGGAAGGAGTAGGAGCTGCTGCAGGAGCTTGAGGAACGTTCAGAATCCCCGGAGACACCTGAGGAGCCTGCCCTGCTGTGATGTCCAGTTCATTGACCGGAGGAACAGACACATCCACGCTACTCATGGCAGCACCAAGGGGAGTCTGCGGAGCCTGTGGACCCTGGCCGACCTGAAGAATCCCTGCCTGCTTGGGAGGCAGCACAGGAGCCTGAGGCTGCGGTGCAGGTACAGATGGAGGGTTGCCCATCACCGGCTGTCCGATCATCCGGGAGACATCCCAAGGAGCATCCGGGTTATCGATGACCTTCCAGCCATCTGGAGTCTTGATGAACTGTTTAGCCATTAATCACCTCCATTTGAGAAGCTGCTTGCTGTAGGCATGTCGTATCCGAGCCAGTCGCCGGACGTAGAGGTAGGCGTAGTCTTGCCGAATCCGCCGAGTTTTCCATAGAGACCCAGCGCAGCCATGCCACCACCCAGCGCACCACCAGCCACGTTGGTAGGCGTTGATGTGGTGATGTTGTTGCCATAGTTGCTGCCACCAACAATAGCCTGATACTTTGCAATCAGATCCAGCGGTACGTTCTGCTGCTCCGTGAAAGCTTGCTTGGCAGCGTCGTATTCCTTCTGCTGCTGACCTTGATACATCGATCCAGCCTGGTTGAGGAAGTCGAAGTTGTTCCCTGCCATCTGCTGCCCACCCAACAAGGCACCCTGACCTGTGGTAAAGGCACCCTGCAGCTGCCCATTGGCTTGCAAACGGGTAGCAAGGTCTTGGTTGTACTGATTCTGCGACATATCCAACCCTTTTCCAAAGAATTGGGACCGGATATTGCTTGCAGTATCCGCGAGACGGTCTGCAGCACCGCGCTGGGCAATCGCAGACTCGACACCGGCACGGGTAGAATTGGTGTTGCCTGTCCCGGCAGCTGCCCTGGCGACCCCTGGAAGCTGGTTTTCGTACAGATTGCGGGTAACATCGCGGCTGGAGGCATCAATCAAGCCATCGACATAGGGATTGTTTGCGTAACTGTTGGCATTCGCCAGGATTTGCTGGGTCGGATCCCCGGAAGCCTGATTGAAGACCTGTTGGGCGTTATTTCCGAAGTTTTGCCCTGCATTCAGGACATTGGAACCGGCATTGAACAGGTTCGTGGCCCCTTGCTGGCCATACTGATTGGCGAAATTGGCAGCGTAGTCCGCCCCTTGTGTCTGATAAGGGTTCAGGCCAGCCACGCGGGGGCCGGAATA